TCTGCTTACTTTTTCCATTTCATTTGTAAAGCCTACGCCGATACCTTGCGCAAGGAATACGCCCACCTGGTCGCGCATTACTTTGGAAGGGCTGGCAATACCAAAGAAGGACTTAAGGCCGTCTAAGACAGCGTCGCCAAAACCTTTGATTTTGTCTAATATCCAGTCTTTTGCATTGTTTATACCGTTCCATAATCCCTGTACTATGTTGGTACCGATATTAAGCAGTTTGTTAGGCAAGTCCTTAAAGCCGTTTACTATATTGGTGCATACGTCCGCTATAGCGCTTTTGGCCTTGTCGCGCATTTTAATGCCCCATTCTGCTATTTTTGTAACGCAGGTTATTATAGTGTTCCATATCTTCGTTGGCAGTTCTTTTAAAACGGCCAGTATTTTGGTGGATAGTTCCGCCATGGCGGTGCGCGCTTTGTCCTGCATTTGTACGCCCCATTCCGCAAGCTGCGTAACGGCTCCTACTATGCTATCCCAAATTGTGCCAGGTAACTGTATCAATATTTCGCCTACCTGTTTTATTAAGTCCCACATGAGTAAGGCCACCTGCGGCAATGCCTGGGCTAAACCTTCTACGATTGCTATAACAATCTGTGGTAAGTTCTCAATAAGCACGGGTAGCGCTTCTACTAATCCGGTCGCCAGGGCTACAATAATCTGCCCGGCGCTTTCTATTACCTTCGGTATGGCTTCCACCAGTCCGTTAATAATTGCTACGATAATTTCCGGTAATCTTTCCGCCAGCATTGGTAACGCTTCTACTAAACCGTTGGCAAGCCCTACGATTATGTCGGCTGCCGCCTGTATAATTACTGGTATATTTTCCGCTAATGTTTCAACGATAAATAACATAAGGTCTACTATTTGCGGTACCAGTTCCGGTAATGCGTCCGCGATACCCTGCGCAAGTGATACGACAAGCTGTACGGCTCCTTCCACTATTGTAGGTAGCAGGTCTATAATTCCCTGCATAAGCGTGTTAATAATCTGTACGGCGCTTTCCATAATTGTAGGCAGGTTCGCTACGATACCTTCCACAAGTGAACCAATCATACTAACGCCCATTTCCACAAATTCCGGTAGCTTTTCAGCCAGCAAGGTAACGGCGCTGCTTAAGGTATTGCCGATAACTTCGGCCATTTTCCCCATATCTCCATTAGCCGCCTGCAAACCGCTGCTAAATTCTCCCAGGATTGCCACGCCGTCAGACGCCAGCGTATCCAAAAACGGTAACGCTATCATGGCCGCAGCGTTCTTAAGTCCGCCCATTCCAGCCTTAAGCTGCTGCATTTTATCGTCGAACGCTCCCAGGGCTGCCAGGCTTTCGCCGCTCATTACTGCGCCCATTTGTTCCGCTTCTTCTCCGCACTCTTTAAATGCTTCGCTTCCTGCTTCTATAACGGTACGTAGTTCCTGGCTGCTCTTTCCCAGCAAATCAAAAGCCAGGTTGTCGCGTTCTACTTCGTCTTCCACCTGGCCTAAAGCGTCGATAACGTCCCAGTATACTTCTTCGCTATCTCTAAAGCTGCCGTCCGCGTTCTTCACGCTTACGCCCAGCCTTTCGTATGCTGCTGCATAAGTGGCGTTGCCTTCGGCTGCGTCGCCCATGCGCTGCTTGTTCTTTTCCATACTCTTTGTAAGTGTGGTTAAGTCGCCGTCGATAAAGTTTAAAGCGTACTGGTATTTTTGTATGCTGTCCGCTGCTATTCCGGTGTTTGCCGATATGGTTAAAACGTCGTCGGCATACTGGCCGCCTGCTACCGTAAGCCCTGCCAGGGCTGTGGCTGCGCCTGCTGCCGCGGTTCCCATTGCTGCCACGCCTTTGGCTATGGCTCCGCCAATGCTTCCCATAATGCTGCCTAACTTACTAAAACGGCCGCCTGCGTCGTCTGCCTGCTTGCCGCTTTCCTCTACCTGGTCGCCGAACCCGTCGGCGCCTTTTTCCGCTTCTTCTAATGCTTTTTCCGTATCTCCCAGGGCGTTTTTAGTGTTTGCAAGTGCTGTTTTCTGCTGGTTTAAAGCAGTTTCCAGCCTTTTGGCTCCTTCGCTGTTTTCTCCCTGGGCTTCCTTCATGGCCTTTAAGGCTTTTTCCGTTTCGGCTACCTTTTTGGCCTGTTCGTCGTAGGTACGCTTTAATACGTCCTGCTTTGCTTTTAGCGCTTCCGTGCTGGTGGCATTGTTCTTATATTCCGCGGTTACTAACTTCATTTCTGAATTAAGTACCTTTAAGTTACTGTTAAGTTCCTTGCAGGCCGCTTTATATTCCGCCTCGCCGTCAAACGCTAACCTGGTTTTTATGGTGTCTGTTTTATCTGCCATTTATAAACCCCCTAACGCTACGTCTATGGCGTCCATGCCGTCCGGTTCCGCCTGGGTTGTAGGTCGCTTAAACTGCTGCGGGTTATACTCTTTGTGGTATCCAAAAAGGGTATTTATCTTATATGGCGTCATTCGCCATACTTCCCGTTCCGGGTATCGCAGCATTGTTACGCCTATATACAAAAGGCGGGCGGTGTCTAAGATACCTGCCCGCTCTCCGCGTTTCCCTCGTCTTCCCCGTCGCTAGTTACGCCCGGTTCTTCTTCCTGTGTTGTATTGTCGCCGCTGGTACCTACTGCAAACGCCTTTAAAATAGCGCTCTGTACTTCTACAATGTTGCCCGTATGTATCCAACGTCCTACCTGCTTTTCCGTTACTTCCGGTTCGCCTTCTTCGGCTCCTTCGTTAATCAGTAATGCAAGCAGCCATTTTGTATTTTTAATCCAGTCTTTGTTATCCTGGTTAAATACCTCTGCCAGCTTGTCATATCCCCCGAATTTGTCCTGTATCTCGTCCAGGGCATTAAGGGAAAATAATAAATGCTGTGTCTTTCCGCCTAACTTAATGGCGTATCTGCCGTCTTTAATTGCGCTCATATACAAAAAGCGGGCGCAGCCACTTAAGCCGCGCCCTTCTCCTTCCTAAAATTTACTTAAGCTGTTGTCCCTGTGGCTTCTGTAGGTGCCTTAAACTCTCTTACGGTCTGTAAGAAGGCTTTTGCTACCTCGCTTGTTTCCAAGCCTGTAAAATCTGCTTTCCAGCGTCCGTCGTGACGTTTGAAAAACTCGCCTTCAATCTCCGGCGTGTTAAACTGGATAGCTTCGCCCTTAGTCTGGAACTTCTCGTTAGGAATTTTGAATTTAACTTTGTAAAGCCAAATATAGCGGTATTTTCCGCCTGTCTTTTTGGCTCTAAAGCCTACTGCTACGTATGGCGGTTCGTCTGTGTCGCCGCCGTAGATTACCTGGTCTGCGTCCATCTGCTGACCTAAAAGGGCTGCTACGTCCTCGATTTCCAGGTCTTTAATACCCAGCTTTAAGGCTCCCTTTACAAATTCCTTTACGCTTTCGCTTACTGCGTCGTCAGCGTATAAGGTACCTTCCGCAGTTGTTACGGATAAATCGGCCGTCATAACTTCGGCCAACTTCTTAGGTGTGCCGTATGTAGGTACGCCGCCTTCGCCTTCGGTAATGGTAGCGTATACCAAATCTTTTAAACCTATTGTCATGGCTCTTTACTCCTTTACTTTTTGTGTTGTTATGGGTACTATCCAGTACCCTGTTGCTTCTTCGTAGCTTTCCTGGTCTACGCTCGTAACTCCGTAGCCTGCTGCCCGCAGGTTCTTTACGGTAGTGTCTACCAGGTCTTCAAAATCGCACTTCGTAACAATTCTTACTAAGTACGTTTCTGCTTCTTCTTTTACTTCGTCGTCCGCCACTAAAGCGGGCTGCCTGGTAATCCGCTGGAAGGTGTAATATGTTCCTGGCTTTTCCTGCCCTTTTCTCACTTTCCAAACCAGGCGGGCGGCCGGGTAGCCGCTCTGCTGTAATACTTCTTTGATACTAGCCATTATTTACCCCCTGCCAAACTTCATACATGGCGTTATTTGCCTGTTCGTGGGCTTTCTCGTTTGCTGCTGTCATGTATGGCCGCGCTGGTATTGCGCTGGTTCCATACTGCGCTATAAAGCCTATCGTTGCATAACGTACGTTGCTTTTATCTCCCTTCCGGTCGTTACCGTGTTTGGCTTTCCCTTGCGGGTAAACCTCTACGTAGCGCTGCGTATCGTCGCCTTTTACTGGCGTTGCTTTGATAGACTGTATAAAACCTGCGGTTTCTTTTATTCCCATTGCTGCCGCTTCGTCCTGCTGCGCCTTTACAAGTACAGCGGCGCCCGCTTCCAGCATTAAAGGTACTGCCTTTGTGGCTGCTTCTTCCATGCGTAAGAACTTTTCCGCCACTTCTTCAAGGCCTACGGTCGTAAATTCTCCCATATTAGCCCCCTTCCTGCTCCGTTTCCTGGGCTGTTGGAAGGTCTGTTAAGGTAAGTTCTATTACGTCGCTGTCCGGCGGCTCGTAGGTCTTAAGCACGCTGTAGCGCTTGCCTTCAAACTCTACCAGGACTTCCCCGGCGTAGTCTATGCAATGCACTTCTACTTTTGTTTCCACCTGTTTGCCTGCCTGCTGCGCTTTGTAGTACTCGCCCTGGCTTATGCTTCGTTTATTGCAAAATACCGTATTGCAGGTTTCTACTAACGGATTGCTAAACCCGTTTTCGTTGGTCGGTTCTGCTGGTACGGTTTCTGTAATCAAAGTAATTTCATTACACCACGCTGCCATTATCTACCGCCCCTTCCTGTTCGGCTTCTCCGGTGCTGCTGCCGTCCTGGGTTTCTTCCTGGTCGGTCTGCTCCGGTGCCTTTTGGTATTCTTCCATAAGGGATAACGCCACTTTTAAGCTGTCGTAAGACTGCCTAAACTGCTGCGCCTTTTCACTAAAGCCAAATTCCGCCTTGCAGTAGATAGTAATAGCACGTTTTATAAGCGCGTCGCTTTCGTCCAGGTTGTTTACACCTACCTGCTGCAAGTCGCGTTTGCACGCTTCTATACAGTCGTTAATTTCGGCTGTGATAGGTTCCGCCTTGCTGCTTATTCTCAAAGCTGCCCTTATTGTTTCTGTTAATTTTGTCGCCATACTGCCCCTGCCTTTCATACTAAAAAATCGGG